AAAGCTTGTGCACGCTTCTTTTGCGCGACAGGTGTGTCGGGACGGCGTGGCTGACGAGAGCCCGGAACCTTGTCCAGACCCTCAAAGGCCTTGAGGATTTCTTCCTCGCTACGCATCCCCGGCATACTACTTCTTTACAGTCCTCAATGCCCAGACTACGGATACTGGGAACATGTCGTCTAGTTCTTCTTCGGTTAGCTTGCCCTCATAGTGAGCAGCCATAAGTGCGTCCTCGTCAATCACACGGACCATCTTGTACACAGAGTCGCCAAGGTTGTTGGCTTCGATAATCTCTTCTGCCTTCATCTCGTCAAGCTTACGAGTACGGCGACCAGACTTCTCGATACGAAGAACGCCTTCAATGGGAGCGTCCAGTGGGAACTGAATGTTGCCCTTCTCGTCCTCAAAGCCTTCCTCTTCAATGTAAGAGAAAATCTTTTCGCGTAGCTCCTTGCGGCGCTCGTCCAGACTATCAATGCTGGCTACAAGACGGATGTACTCAGTAATCTGAGCGTTTGGGTCATCTGGGTTTGAGAACTCTCTTGGTTCTCCAATTGGCTTTACCATAATCCCTCCTAGATTAGTTTGGCTGTGAGGAAGTCTATAAGACTACCGATAGTCAAATCAACTCCTCCTTTAGAGTTTATACCTTCTCCATCCAGAATTGCTCCTGCGATGTTTGATTTCTGTCTCAGCGTGTCGTACTGTCTCTGCTCAATCGAATCTTTGATGAGGATGTCTTGAATAGTAATCGTGTGCCACGTCGAAGACGCACGATTGATTCGGCCATTCCTTTGGACAGCGAGTCCAGCAGACCAAGGCTGGTCGTAATTAACCAGTAGATTAGCCTGAGGCAAGTCAACACCGTAGCCACCAGCGTCACTGCTAATAAAAACACGGACCCTATCAGTAGTCTGAAAAAGAACTTTTGCATCCTCTTTTTCCTTTGCGTTCATTTTACCTGTATACTCGACAGCTTCAATGCCTGCCTTTTGGAGTGCCGACTTAAGGTCGGTCACTGCGCCTAGGTAAGAAGCAAACACGACTGCTTTATAACTAGGGTCAATTTCTAGATGGTCTTTTAAGTACGTAATAGTTGCATCTAGCTTTGGTTTCTTTAGAAGGTCTTCAAGCATCGACGAGATGCTGTGCGCATAGCCGCTGCCTCCGTTACCTTCTTCTGCTAGTCGAGCGCTTTCTCTCAGTGCAACTGGGGTAGAGCAGAGCATTCTCATAGCGGTGATGCGAGACATAATTTGCCCACGCAGCTCATTCATTGGGTCATCGGCCTTGTTTAGCTGGCCGTAGTGGGATGCAAGGTTAAAGCCAGAGCCAAAGGTTTCGCGGGCTTGAATCAGGAGCTGCATCAAGTCTTCTGAAATGTAGTTGTATACCTTTTGAGCTTTGGAGTCAAGTGAAATCAGTAGCGGCTCACGATAGATGGCGTTCGGCAAGTACGGGGCCACATCTGCATCTTTCTGTGACTTACGCACTGAAGCTGTGGATAAAGTCTTATGTAGAACTGGAAGGTTTCGGTAGCGGTCTACCCCTCCAAAGTGATTCCGTACAATAAAGGCTTTATCAAATAAATCAAAACGACCTAGAATACTGCTGTCAACAAATTGCATAATGCTGTACAGCTCTTCTGGTCTTCCGTTCTCGATAGGAGTTCCTGTAAGAGCAAACTTAACTGGGACTGGCTTAGCCAGCTCTTTTACCTTCTTGGCTCTCTTTGCTCGAAAACCTTTGATGGCGGTCGCTTCGTCACAAATGATTCCAGCAAACTTAAAGTCTTTAACAGTATCCCAATCATTAACCACCTGCTCGTAGTTCATTACGGTATAGCCGTGCTCACTGACCTGTGAGTATTGCTCAGCCCTTTGCTTCGGAGTTCCGTCGATAACAATCGCGGTTGTATCGGTGAACTTAGCGACTTCTTTTTGCCACTGGTATTTAAGGGAAGCTAGACACAGGACTAGCACTGGCCCATTTACTTTGCCAGCTTCACGCAGTTCTTCTACTGCAGCTATAGTCATTGGGGTTTTACCAAGACCCATCTCGTAAGCAACCAGCATTCGTTGCTTAGCGACCATCTGGGCTACCGCCTCAGTTTGGTACGGCTTGAGAGTCCCCGTAAACATAAGCTTGTTCTCCTAGGATTGCAGACTTGGCATTCTCAATGCCCCACGCAATCTCTTCGTCAGTTAGGTCTCCCGGGTCTTTCTTCCCAGTCGTGCCGTAGTTAAAGTAAAACAGATTAATACCGTATTTTCTAGCCCAGTCACGCATCTGGTCGCAAGCCTTCTTACCTGCGGCATCTACGTTGGGGTTATCAAAGGCAGCGATTACCTTATTAGAAAACCGTAGTAGTTTAGCCTGAGCCTCTGACACTATTGCCCCAAACGTTGCGACTGAGCCAGTAATCCCTGAACTCTCAATACGCACGCAGTCGAGTGGTGACTCGACAACAATAGCGAGGTCTTCTTGCATCTGGTTTACACCGAATAGAGTCTTGGACTTTTGCATTCCCGGTGGGCGGTTCTTAAAGGTGCGCTCGATAGTGCCCTTCTCCTGCCAACCAATCAGCTTGTTGGTGTGAGCCTCTCGTACAGGAAGAATCCACGTTGCAGTCCTGTCGTTCCAGAGAACCTCGTACTTCTTAGCAGCCTCAGCTGTAATAGCTCGGCTTTCTAGTGCTTCTTCAGTAGGAGGGATGTAGAGCGCCAGCCTAGACTCAGACATTGGAAGGGGCCGTGGAGGGGGCGTAATGTACTGAGGTAGGCTGGCAAACTTTTGCTTGAGGTCGTCAATAGTGACCTCAATCGCAGTAGCTAACCAGTTGTTAGCGGCAGAGTAGTCGTACTGGTTTCCCTCAAGACCCCAGACGGTTGTATACAACTCTTTTACGTCGCAGACTAGCTGTTGCAGGTTGCCCTTGTAGCCACAGCTAAAGCAAATGTGCTGACCAGTTTCTAGGTGAATAAACCACGAAGGGTTGTGGTCAGGTGAACCAGTGATGCGTTCGTGCATCGGACAGATAGCCTTAGCGTTCTCAGCACTGGATTCGTAGTACTCAATGTCTAGCGCGTCTAGCGCTCTCGCTACGTTATACATTGCCCATACCGTAAGGAGTTGAGCAGTACTTGCAAGAAGCAGACTCCGTGATGTCGTGGAAGCAACCTGCGTCCCAGCGCCATGTGATAGCGGTGGAGTCAGGAGGGCAGTTACGGGACTGCACGATGCGCAAGGTGCGAGCATCGTCAACAGCTTCGATAGGCTCAAGACCTAGGATTACATCCGAGTCTTGGAAGAACGAAGACGAGTAACCGATGGAGTCAGCAGAAACCTTGCCACCCTTCATCTTCCAGAGCAATGTCTGGGTGGTAATGATTACTGGGATGTCTAGCTTCTGAGCCACACGCTTTAGTCCACGAGTGATGTTGGTCAGTGCCTGCGGGGTGTTTGCCTCACCAGTTACTTGGTCGAGCATCAGGTACACACCGTCTACAAACAGAACGTCTGGGTTCAACTGCTCTGCCTTAGCAACCAGCGAGTCAATAGTCAGACCGTTAATAGCATCCACAAAGTGGAACGGGTGCTTGGTCTTCAGGTCGTCAAGAGACTTAAGTAGTCGGTCTTCTTCGTTGCCAGTTAGCTTTCCACGGCGGAAGCGACCACTGTTCAAGTTGGCGGCCATTGCCAAGTAGCGCTGCACCTGCTCGTGGTTGTTCATCTCAAACGACTGGAACATCGGAATCTTGCCAGCGTTGTGGATGTTAGCCGCAATTCTCAGAGCAATCTGTGACTTACCCGTTTTAGGAGGAGCAATCACAGTAATGAGCTGACCTCCCTGTAGACCAGCAGTCGCCTCGTCAATCTTGGCAAATCCAGTTGGCAGACCTAGCAGTACAGAGTTCTGGATGTTCTCGTACTCTTCCCAGAATGCGTCTGGGTTCTTGGTCACGTCAATGTGAGTTGTACCAATCACGCCCTGAGCGTTGACGTTGGTAAGCGTCTTACTCATTTCCGCTAGCGCGGACTCGTGGTCGTTGTGCCCCATCTTCTCAAGGACAGTCTCAAGACCATTACGAGTAAGCTTGTTCCTCCGGAACTCGACCATCTTGTCAATCAAGTAGTCGATAGTGTCTTCTACACGAACAGCCTTGAAGTTAGGGAAGTTGTCCGTAACGGCAATGATGGTTGGGACTTCACGGTAGTTGGCGTAATGCTCACGCACAAACTTCCAGACACGACGTAGGTCGTCGTCTACAATCCAGTCGTCTTTAATGCCCCGCTCAATAACAGGGATGATTACTCGGTCAGCAATTACTTTGCTAACTAACCGATATTCGTTGTCGTATGCCATCTGCCCTCCACAGGAAATGTTACAAGTTGTTTAGGTCTAAGCCCCATGACCCGTACCGAGCAACTTGGTTCGGTAAATCTATCACAGCTTTTAGGTTTGGTCGATAAGGTAGCTCACTGACTAAGTCGTGAAAGTTACCGTACAACTCAGCGTAGTTAAATGGGTTGCCCCCGCGGTTGTCTAGACGAGCCATTAGCTTATCTACATCCTCTTGGGTCCAGCCCTCATCCTCAAAAGCAGCCAGCTCAATTGCTAGGCCGTAGTTAAACGAAGAGTTCCAGAGCTTAGATAGCTCGGCGTTGTTTAGCCCAGTTACCTTTCTAGCAGTCTTAGTCTTTCCAAAAAGAGGCTTAGCGGTCATGGTCTCAGACCTCGCCACTACCTCCATGGCAACGATAATACGTGGAGGAGTCTCGTTAGAAATGTTTCCGTTAATCATTAGATAACTTCTACTCGTCCGTACTTGATAATAAACTCACGGAAAGCCTCAGCGCTAGAAGTTGCGTTAATAGCTTCTTCATCGTCAATCTCTACTGGGATTGAAACGGTGTAGTGTCCCTCGTTTTCCTGCATGTTCTTCTTCAC